AGTGGTTTGTGTTGCCGACATAATCGGTACATTTGTCTCAACTGCCAATCCCCTAAGTTCCTCTGCAATTGCTTTAACATACATGTAAGAGTTAACATTTTGTGCTCCTTTAAATCGACTAGATGCACAAATGTTCAAATAATCTATAAAAATAATATCAGGTTTAAATGACTTCTTGATAGCAAGCTCTTTAATCAGTCCTCTAAAGTGTGCAGAGTGAGCTGATGCAGTTGGATATTCTTTGACAATAAGCTTACCAGAAGTTGATTTAATAATTTTAGCAATCTTGTCGGCAAACATCTGCTTAGGTAAATCATGCAAATCTTCCATAGAGATATTCATAAGGTTTGCATCAATCCGTTCTGCGATACGTTCCTCTGCCATCTCCAAGGTGATATACAGAACATTCTTACCTTGACTAAGACAGTTTGCTGCAACATGACACATAAACAAACTCTTACCTACACCTGTACCAGCAAGAGCAATATTCAATGTTTTGGGTGGAAGTCCACCTTTGGTTATTTTATTGAAAAATTCCAAATCAAATGGAATCTTCTTTTCTACTGTGTGGTAATAATCAAAGCGTGCTTCTGAATCAAGGAGGTAATCGTGTCCCACAGCATTATCGAAACCAACAGCCAAGGCGTCAATAAGAATATTAGGAATAGCATCCGGTCCACGATTCTTATCTTTTCCATCAATAATTGATATGCCTTCAACAATAGCATTATATACCGCCTTATCTTTGCAGAACTTTTCTGTAGTATCTACTAACCAATCAAAGTCTACATCAGTAGAGCTGAGCGTTTGAATGACAGCAACAACTTTCTTATACTCATCCTCATTTAAATCTTTTCTTCCCTGTACCTCAATTTCCAGAGAAGTCTGTGTTGGAATTTTATTATACTTATCTACAAACTTTGTTATTTCTTCAAAGATAGTTCTCTCTGTTCTATCAGAGAAATAATCTTTCTTCATGAACGGCAATACTTTACGAGCATATTGCTCATTAGTTACAAGTTGTGTAAGTGCTGTTCGTTCAATCGTCTGTAACATTATCTTCCTCTGATTGTTCATTTATAATATCAACTAAAATATCACCAATGAAAGTAAAAAAATCTTCTCCAAAATTCTCTCTTGGAATTCCTACGTTGTCTAGTATAGTATATTCAAAACGAAAAGGCAAGGTTCCATCATCATTTAAATTATCTTCTTCTGGAATTGACACCTTGCCATAATTATATATTACATCCTTGAATTTGCCATCTTTAATCATAATAGAAGCAAAATCTTCGTCTTTCCGTGAAACAAACATATAGCTATCTTTTATATCAGACATATTGTAAATAACTTCCAATTATATATTTTGGACTTTTCACTGGAGCTTTTCCAGCGTGTATCCAAGGCCACATTGGAGGAAAGAGTAAAATAGACCCTCTCCGACAAGGTGGTGAACCAGATAAAACTTCCAACTCTGTTTGCCCTGCATAATTGTCTGTAAGATAGGTAAACATAACCAGAAAACGTCTGGCAGTCGCATAGTCTCTCACATCCACATGAGCAGGAAACTCATCTGTTGTATTCGGTAAATATCGTTTTATCTTAAATGCTTCTACGCCAAATTTTTCTGGAAACTGGAATGATTTTAAACGACAATCCTTTTTATACCTCTCAACATTTTCCATAAAGAAATTACTAAGAAAATTCAAATCCTCTCTAAATGGAGTATCAGGAGAATTCATTAAATTTATCAGTGTTAAAGTTTTTCCCTCACCACAATCTTGTTCTTCATGCATTTCTGGATGAGCTTCAAATTTGTCAACAAAATATTGACACTTCTCATCCGTCATTACATCATTATAAACTCTAACATAGTTATCCATTATTTTTTCTTTACTGTAAAATCAATTCCCAATCGTTTTTCATGCGTAGTAATTTGCGAAGCACAATGTGGGACTCGTGGATCAAAAACTACAAAGTTGGTTGGCACCATAGGAATTACTTCATCACCATGCCGAAATAATCCACCGTCTTTGGAATTCCAATTACTGTTTAACAACCCAACAATCTTGATATAATCCGTATCATGCTCATGGTCTATGTGCTTATTATCTAACCTATGCCGGTCTTTCAAACTAATACCACAATAAGAAACCTCTGGATAAAACAAATCACTTCTCTTATCATAAATCTGAATAAGAAGACCCATTGCCATTCCAGCTAATAATTCATTCACTGGCGCATTTTCAATAATATCAAGTTTTAGATGCTTATCTTCAAATGGCATACCAATCGGATATTTAAGATTCCAATTTGCGCTGCTCATTGCAGCAAATTTTAACATATCAAGGTATGATGTAGAACAACAATTCTCAATTACTTGTAGCATACTTAAATTCTTTCATCGCACATTCTTCAAGCTTCTGCATGATTTCATCAGTAAAATAATTTTGTGGATTGTTCAAAATTGTTTTACCGAATTGCTTGGAACCATCAGGCAATTCAAATCGTGTAGATACCTTCTTGAAGATTCCATACTTCTCTGCAAGTTCCAATAGTCCATAATATCGGTCAAGCCCTTTATCATAGGTCAACCTAACATCAACTACCTTATTCTCTACAGTCAAACGAGATTTATGATTCTTGCAATGAATAATATTACCGACAACTTCTGTACCGTCCTTCTCTTTCCTTTTGGTTAGATATATGATGGATGATGCAGCATATTTCAAACCAGAGCCACCACCCATTTCTTTTTGAGGAAACATGGAACCGACAACATCATAGGTATGATTAGTGACAACCATTGGAACCTTAGCACGTCCTAGTTTCAAAGTCAATACACGAAATGCAGCTTTAAGAACTTGTGCCCTTGTCATATCTCTTGTCTCTTTACCATCTGCTGTATCTTCTACTTCCTTGGTAGTAGACAACATACCAAGTGAATCAAGACACAGAAATAAAGGTTTTCTATCTGATTTATGCTGTAAAAGATACAAGTCCAGAACCTTTAGAATTTGTGTACGAAATTCTTGTACCGTTGTAACAGGCATAATCACCATACGGCTTGGATCAATGTTACGATCAGTTACCATCTGTTTTGTGATTGCAGATTCACTTTCAAAATAAATGACACCAGCATTCGGGTCTTTATCAAGAAAGTTCTTAACAATTCCCATAAGAAAGTAAGTCTTACCTGTAGCAGATTCGCCGGCAAGAGCTGTAATTTTGTTAGATGCTAATCCACCGTAAAGAGAACCAGATAACAATGCATTAAAGATGTAAGAACCCGTATCAATAAATGAATCTACATCACCAGCTTCTACACCGTCACTTACCAAAGATGCATATTCGTTTCCTACATCCTTGATTATATTCCTTAAAAAGTCATTCATTCATAAATCCTTCTAATGTATTTAATTCTCCCCTCTCTTTACTTTTCTCAACAACATCAGGAAACTTGGGAACTTCAATGTCATTATTAAGATAATACTCTATCAACTCCTTATTAATGAAATAATGACCATGAGTATGTTTGGGTAAATCGTCTGGCCATTCCTTTGATATCTCCATAAGAATAGGGTGTTTGAGTCCTTCTGCAATTGCTTTTGCAGAACTAGCTGCACCAACAAACAATTTAGAACCCCGAATATATTGTGCAACCTCTAATGCATTATTAATATATATGCGTTTTGGAGAAAACCCATATCTATCGCAGAATAGATCATACTCATTGTCCCATCCTATAAAACCGCAATCATAGTCTTTGAGCAACGTATAATCAAAGAATCGAAAATCATGTTTCTCATTACTCCAATCGTGATATCGTTTTGTCAAGTTAATTACAATATCAGATTTATGAATCGGTTCAATATTAGTCAACCACCTTTGATTAGGACGCCACATTTGTAAATCACGATGCTCATCTAGATCAATATCACAATTCATGTACTTGACATGAGTAGACCGTAGACTGACTCCCGAAATTTTTAGGGGAAACTGGTGCGTCCTTACACCAGCTACCATGCAGTTGAGGGATATCAAATCACATCTCAACATGAGTCTATAAAAACTTTGGTAATCACTAAAATCAATCGTCACTCCAGTTGGTACATTGTCTGATTGTACAACTGTTTCAATATATGGTTGAGTCTCAAACAAAGGTTTCAGATATTTTGCAACTTCTGGACGTTTGATAAAATAGGTACTCACGCCCCCTCTTCTATGCACCGCTGGAAGTGAATATATGATGTCGCCTATCTTTGCTGGATGAAATGCACTACTCATTTTTTAAGTCCATTAAATCCATTGAGTTAAATATTTCGGTTGCAATATTCTCACAATCTTGCCAACTCTCAGAGGATCGTATCTCCACGTTATTTTCATACTTTGATATCACCTTTTTATACTGTTCCAATTCATTCTCTACTATAGTGGTTGTTCGGATATTCCTGTCATAACCATTATCTCTATTCTTTGATCTTTCATCAAGAATGTCCATAGAAACTGTAAGGTAATACATCTTATATTCAATATTTCTCTTAATCATAAAATTATGCATTTTATCTTTGGAAATAAACTTATTCCCTTCAATTATGATATAGGGCGTGAAGATGCTACTCCACTTGAAATATTCATATTCAACCACCATTGGAAATTTCTCCGTACCAAGATATACTGAATCTGTGCCATTCAGTACTTGGCCTTCTCTTCCTATAACCATGACCTTACCATATGTTCTAAATGGTACTTTATACCCCTTGTTAGACTTATAGCCCAGATCACCCTTTACATTCATTTTCCCATAATAGTCTTTTATTTTACTTTCCAGTAAATTAGTGACTGTTGATTTTCCAACTGCAGCTACTCCACATATCCAGATAATCATTTCTCTTCTACCCTTGGATCAAGAGGTTCTATATACAAGTTTGTTACACCACTCACTCCCTTTATAATTCTATTCAGATGATCTTTATTACCCTTTTGAGACTTACCCTTTTCTTCAGGCTTGGGTGGATTAACAAATATTTCATATTCCCCAACCAAATCAAATATAACTAACAATAGAGTGTTTTCTGGCCAATCACCGTTATCTTTTTCATATTTCATTGTCCCTTCTAATGCAGTTTTTGGCATCACCCCCCTTGATGATTTTAAAATGGATTGGAACTCGATATCTTTATATTTGTCTAATTCTAATACATTCTTTGTCTTAATTTCAAGTTGTTTTTTGTTATCTTCAATTTTAAGACCTTCATCACTAAGATCACAGAGTCCTAGTTCTTTAACCAACTCTTTCTTTCTGTTAGCCGCAAACCAAGTATTAACCATACTTTTTATAGATTCTATTTCTTTTGGACTTCGTTTATAACCTTTGAAAAAATTTATGATCATAGGGTGGTTAAATATTGGCATTCTGCCACCCCCGCCAGAAATTCTCTTTGTTAAAAGATCATGATCAATGATATAATTTCTAAAGTTTAATTCTATATCCTCGTCATCTACCAA